TTGTGCCGGGCCTGCTGAACGGTTGTATGCGCGTATTGCGTTAACGACTGCCTGCCCAATCTCTGCGCTGGTAGCCAACCCGCCCATGACATTGACGGTTATTGACCCGGCACCCATACCCCTGCTCAACGGCACTACAGCTTCAGGGCCACCCTCACCAATCAGGGCCAACGTGGGTTTGGTAACAATGCCACCTTCAGCCAGCATGGGGATTTGCGGCACACTAAACCCTTTACCGCCAAACCCCGGCACCCATGACGGAACCTCAAACGACAATTTGCCTACCGTACTGTTCCACAATTTTGCTATGCCGTTGAAAATGGATTTGTAAAACCCCATGACCGTGTTTAGGTAGCTCTTAATAAAATCGACTGACGCTGTGACACCCGTTTTGATTGCCCCAAACAGCTTGTCCACAATCTCCCTAAACGCCTCAGATTTTTTGTATGCCAACACAAACGCGGCAACCAGCCCGGCAATGGCCAACACAACCAACGCAATAGGGTTGGCGCTCATCACAAGGTTTAACGCAAATTGGGCTGCCTTAACAATCATCAGGGTTGCCTGATACACTTTCATTGCCGCGTTAGCGGCCAGCACCGCCGCTGCTAACCCAGCAATAACCCCTCCCAAAATAACAATGACGGTGCTGTTTTGTCTGGCAAAATCAGCAACCTTCATCATTACGGCAGTAAATTTTTGGAATAGCGGCAACAGCACAATGCCGACACTTTCCGACAGCTGACTAAACGCAACCTTCATTTTGTCGCTGTCGTTGGCGGTGGCTTCAGCGGTACCCCCAACCTGTGTTTCAATGGCCTTTAGCACCATGTCCTGCGCTTCCAGCATTCTGTTGCTCTCGACAAGGGTGCGTATCTTGTCTTTTTCTTGTTCAGTAAACGTGACGCCCGATTTGGCTAACGCGGTTATGCCCTTAATTGGGTCTTGCAACGCCTTGCCCAGCTGTACAGCGTTTGTGGCTGCGTCACCAAACCCGGCGGCGCCCATGTCGATAGCTGCTTTGGTCGCCCGGTCAAATGCGCCCCCAGCCTCGTCAGCGGTTTTGGCTAGCTGACCAAACGTCAACAGCTTGGCCTGCGCCAATTTGATTTGATTTTGGTCAACGCCTGTGGCGCGCGCTGTCGCGTTGGCGTATTCAATAATGCGGCTGTTTACTTTGTCGGTAGTTTCACCGAACAGGCCCATGCTTTCGTTGATTTGGGCGATACGGGCGTTTGACGTTGCTGCGGCCTCACCTGCGGCAATGGTTGATTTGGCCATGACCGCAACGGCACCCAACGCTGCAGCTGCAGGCAACGCAGCTTTCTTTAACGCAAATTGGGCTTTTTGGCCAACGGTGGTCAGCTGCGCAAATTCTTTTTTGGCGCGCTCAATGCCCTTGCTGTCAAAATCGCTGACAATGGGTATGCGAATAGCCATTTACTGCACCAAATTCTTGTTTAGTTGGGTCATTAAATCCTCTACTACATTCAACATGCCGCGCTCAACGTCTGTGCCGCGTTTTTCGTATTCCGGCCACATGACGCGCGACGGTTCACCAAACATCATTTTTAGGGCTGCCACAAACCTGCCGCCCTGCGCACCACGACCGCCCTGTTTGCCTGCCATGTCGACGATGGCGGCTGCCGGGTTCATTTGTTGAATACGGATAACCGACACGTTTTTCTTGCTGGTGTCAATCTTGAGCTGTACACCCTTACGGGCTGCGCTCTGCTGATACGGGAATAGCTGCCTGCCTTTTTGCGACCAAGGCCGGGCCATGCCTGACAAATACTGTGGCGGGTAAGCGTTTTTTATGCCGTCAACCGCTGGTTTGGCAATGTCTTTTGCCTTGGCGTTTATGTCTTTGCGTAGCTGGCGGTCTATGCCGTTGATCTCTTTTAGCGCCTCTTTAACCCCAAACACTTTGATTGTGGTCATTTGCGCGCCGCCTTGTTCAGTACATAAACAACAGTAACCAAGTCGCGGCTATCAAATGGGACATCAGGCGGCCACCACCCTGTTGCGGCCAACACTTCGGCTAGTTGGCGGCGATAGCTGCCGCCTCCGTAGGGTTTGGGTCGGTTTGGTCGACTGCTTCAATCTCCATGTCAGGGTTATTTTTTAGCCAATCGCGCCACGTTGTTTCAACGATTGGCCGCCCGGACAGTTTCAACATGAAAAACGCCCATGCCACCATGTCGGACATGCCAACGCCCTTGCCGTCACTAATTTTGCGGTGTTCTAGTCTCTCCCATTCGGTAATGCACAACAGGTTTGTGATCACCTCAACGGGTGGTTGACCGGGCTGCAAGGTAATGGCCAGCTTTATTTTCATGATTGCCTCTCTGTCTAGGTATTCAGGTTAAATCACGGGGTCGTGTCTGCGCTGTACTCTCCGCCCATCAGCTCAATGTCGACTGTGGACAGCTCCCCAAGGCTCATGTTTGCAACGGGCAGGCTGGCCAAAAAACACCCGGTCAAAATCTGTACCGGGTTGGTGGCGCTTTCGGCGCCGCTGGCTGGCTTCACTTTCAATGTGGTGGTGGTGCCTACCAACGGTTGCAGCGTTGCGTAGGTTTCGCTGCTGGCGTAGCTCATGTACAGCGTCAACGTGGCGCTGTTGTTTTCAAGGCCGCTGGTATTGCTGCGGTACGTCTGACCAAACGCGGTGTTTTCTAGCGCCTCTTTTTCGTAGGTAATGGTTGCTGCGGTGCATTGGTCGGTCAAGTCAACGCCGCCCAATTCGACTAGCGCGGGGTTTGACAGGTAATTGGTGCTGGCCATGTGGGGTCTCCTATGTGGTCTTGGGTTTTACTTTACGTTGTTTTGACGGTTTTGCGGTGGATACTGCACCCGCTTCAGCAATAAACCCGCCTGCCAATAGCCGTTTGGCGTCAGCTTCGCTGGCCGGGGTGTAGGGCTGGCCGGGTATGCCTACCCTGCGGCTGACAACAATGTAGGTCATGCTGTTTGGGCCTGCATGTTGGCTGTCAGCTCGTAGGCAGGCACTATGACGCCGCCAACGTCAAGGCTGGTTGGTCGACCTGCGGTAATGGCCACGTTTTTACCCAATACCTGTGACGCGGTATGCAACAGCGAGCGCATGGCATCAAGGTTGCCCGGCCCAAGGGTCACAATCTGTATGGGGTATTCCATTTTGACAATGTTGTTGTTAAACGCGGTAAATGTGGGGGCGCCAATCATGGCGCAGGGCGGCACAAGGTTGCGCGGGTCGGTTACTACCTGCAGTCCTGTAACCGTTGCCAAAAACGTTGACAAATCGTCTAGTGCTTCGTTGAAAAGGTCGGTGTAGGCAACGGGCATTAGGCCACCTGTGGGCGGTCAATACCTAACAGCTGTTTGATCATGGGTGACAGCCCTACGGTTGGCGCTGTTCCCATCTCGTTGAATGACGCAAAAACGTCTACGCTGCCCCTAGCCCGGTACAGGGCGCCACCCCACATGATTACCCCTAGCGTGACGTCAGCGCTGGGGCTGGTGGTCAAACTGTCGTAATACCCAGCCTCTACGCGACGTCTAAACGCCATTTGGTTGACCGCTGCAGCGCATTGCGTCAAAAACGTGGTGTCTGCTGCGGTGGCCGTACCTATGCCCAACCAATCTTCAATTTGGGTGGCGGTTATCCATGTGCAGGTTGGGGTAAACGTCAGGGTGCCTGTGGCGGCTGTGCGGTCGACGTCATCAGCTGTGCAGGCAAATAGAACCTGATTGGGTACCGCAACGTCATTGTCGAACAGTAGGTTGCCCTCGCTGTCAATGCCGACAAATTCGTATTGCGGTAGCGCGTAGACGGTAAATGACCCGTCAAACGGTGCGCCGACACCGCTAACGGTGATAGCGCGGCCAACCTCTAGCTCGTTAGCGGTAAGCGTTTGCAATACCGCGTAGTTGTCCGTTAGCTGCTTAAACGTGACCGTGTAAGCGGCCATTACAGACCCCCGTTGTTAGCTGACGATAATTGACTGCACCTGATCGGCGTCAGCAATGAACGTTGCGACGTAGCCGTAGTAGCTGAACGTGCGGCCCAACGTGCCGGGGACTTCGACGGACATGACGCCGCGCACCTGCTCGTAGAATTCGCAGGCTGCGCCGCGCGCAACAATCATGGTGCCAGCCGCAAAATTGCGGTCAGCAACAAGGTTCAGCCCAAACGGGTTGAACGTGTTTGCAACCGTAATGTTGGCTGCGCCCATGCCGTTGACGCCCATGAGACCTGACGCGCCGACATACGGGAATACAGGCCGCTTGTCTGCGTCAAGTTGTGCGCCCAACGCCTGCCAAACACCCGGTGCGACAAACACATGGTCTGGCAAAAAGTTGGTGTCCAACAGAATGTTGTAGGCGCTGGTGTAAATCGCGCTGATAAGCGTTGACGGGTCGTTTGCGGTGACAGTCCACGTTGCGCCTGACGCTTGCGCGCCTGCAACAATGGCGTCAGCTGCAATGTCATCACTCTTAAGCATGTACTGACCGACCAAGTCCTGCAAAATGATTTGCATTGCACCGGGCGACGTAAAGTCAATGTCCTGTACCGACAACGTGACCTGTCCGGCCAGCGTAGTCTTGCTGACCACATTTGACGCAATCACGGGGGTCGTGGCTGACGCGCCTGACAATTCGCTGGACTGTGTGCCAACGCTGGGGTGCGTTGTCCACGTTGGGCGAATGAACGTTTTTTGGTTGCCGCCGTCTGGCATTGCGCGCGCACCAATCGCAGCAACGACAGGGCGCGTGTAATTTAGATCAGCAAACACGGGAGCCAACACAGGCACGGGCAGCAAGCCTGCAGTATCAGTTGTAGTGACGTCTCCGGCTGCGGCCTGCAACGCGGTCTGCTTCGACTTCATGTAATCGCTGGCAGCTGCCGCGACGTTGCGGAACGTTTCGCCGCCAATGTGCATTGCTGCCAAGTATTCGCCGGGTGTCGGCAAATCAAATTGACGCTTGGGTTGCGCAGGCAACGCTGGTGTTGGAATCGTGGCCTCTACTACGGGGCTGGTTTCGGTGGTCATGGTTTGTGTCTCCTGTTCGGTCACCTGTTCAGTATGGCTGACATTGGTGGGGTTTTGGTGGATACTTGCGGCAACCTTGGTGATCTGGGCGCTATCCCCAAAT